CGATACGCCAAGTTCTTCAAACTATGTTACGTATACGCCAATTACAAGTGCTGTAACAGTTAATTCTCAATCACGTTATTATCAAATATCAGAAGCGCCTAACGGCTTTTACGAATTAAACTTTGGCGATGGCATATCATTTGGTAAAGCTCCGGATGCTGGATCTCTTATCCAGGTACAATATCTAAGTTGTATAGGTGCAGCCGCGAATGGGGCAAACGTATTCTCGCCTACAAGTCAAGTGACAGTAAATGGACAACAGTATACTTTACAGATTACGACTATTGCTAGATCAGGAGTTGGCGGGCCAAAACAATCTATAGAATCAATTAGGCTTAACGCTCCTATTGCTTTTGCTGCACAACAGCGCCTTGTTACTGCTGATGACTATAAAGCGGTTATTCAAAGAAACTATCCGACTGTTGTAGATTCTATTGCTTGGGGTGGAGAAGATAATGTACCGGCTAAGTTTGGTAAAGTTATGGTCTCTCTTGTATTTGAAGATGGTACTACAGAGCAACAGAAAACTGCAGTTAAAAATGCCATTATTACTGACATATCATCTAACCTTGCAATTCTTTCTATCGATACTGAATTTTCAGATCCAATTACGACATATTTAGAAATCGTTCTTACATTTAACTTTGACCCCAGTTTAACCGGTCAAACAATTAAAGCTACAGAAGCTAACGTGTTTAATGAACTGAAAAGATACGTTGAATCTAATCTTAAACAATTTAGTGGTGTATTTAGGCGGTCAGAACTTTTAACGCAGATTGATGATTTAAGTGGAGCGATTCTAAACTCTAAAGCAACAGTTAAAATGCAACAGAGATTTATGCCAGATTTAACGCAAAGTGCTTCGTACGATATATACTTTCCTGTTGAAATCTCTTCGCCATCTACTACAGATAATATTATTACATCTTCTACATTTATCTTTAATAATAAAGTTTGCTCAATTAAGAATGCTCTAAGCTCAACAAAACTTCAAGTTCTTGATAATACCGGTACGGTTGAAGTTGATAATATCGGATCATATGATGGATTAAACGGAATTGTTACAATTACTGGTTTTGCTCCTGATGCTATTACAGCTGGCGTTAACTATATTAAAATATCATGCACTCCAGGAAATCAAGCAACAATTCGCCCGCTACGTAGCTATATCTTAGATCTAGATGAAGGTCCATCGTTTACAACTGGTCAAATCGACAGACAAGACACTGAGGTAACTCTAAGTGGTAATATAAATACTGGCGTTGGAGTGACCGTAAGCTATGGCTCATAAGGCAGACTTTAATCGTATAAGCCCTAGTTTTAGGAACTATAGTGTTACCGAGGTACTGCCTCAGTATTTTACTAGTGAATATCCGAATCTAATTAGCTTTCTTGAAGGTTATTATGAATACATTGATTCTGACCAGTCAATTAGTTCTATTCATGAGATGTTCAGTCTATATGATATTGAAAGTACTGATCTAGAAAATCTAGAATTTATATTTAAGACAATCGCTGATGGCGCTAACGCTACATACTTTAATGAGCCAAGAGAAGTTCTTCGTAACTTTGCAAACTTTTATCGAGTAAAGGGCACAAAATATTCTGCCGAAGGTTTCTTTAGAGCTTTCTTTGGTATTGATGTTGAAGTAGATTATCCTAAAAATAGAATATTTACATTAAATTCTTCACAGTCGACTATTGGTACTGAGTCTTTGCATTATATACAGGACGGCGGGTTATACCAAATATTCTCAGTACTTATTAAATCGGCTATTCCGCTTAATACGTGGAAAGATCTATATAAAAAGTTTGTGCATCCGGCTGGATTCTTTTTAGGTGGTGAAGTTGTTCTCGAACTACCGTCTACTAACTCTGAACTTTTGGTTATGCCAGATAACATAGCTGAGCCTCCGCCGCCTCTTGTTGTAGAAGGTACCGCAAACGCTCTAATTCCATTTGGACTTGTAGAAACGTTAGGTATATTACCAGACGATGGAGATTCTGATAGTGTAATAGAACGCATCAGTTTGAAAGCAACAGTAAATCGATTCAAAGATATGCCAGCAGATGTATTTGCTGCTTCTTATGGTAGAATTGATCAGGCAAAAGATATTAACTCGCCGACATTTGATGATTCGGCAAAAGACGCTGTATACGCATACGGCGTAAGAATGAGTAATGACATTGAAACATTAGATAGAAATAGATGGTTCTATGATTCTGATGCAGGTAATCCAAGATATATGGCAATTGGATATGTCGACTCAAATTACGTACAACTTACTTAGAGGTAAAAAATGGCAATAGTATTAAGAAATAGTAAAGGGACGGCATTGACCCACGTCGAACTCGATGCCAACTTTACCACATTACAAAACGCTGATCTTGACTCAGCTGCAGTCACATCTATTGCACAAGCATTAGATAACGCGCAGGTTATTCCTTCACATATTAATTCACTAGCAGGCGATTCAGACGTAGATTTCGGGTCTAAAAAAATCTACTATGCCAATATGTGGGATTCTGAAGGAGCTCTTCCAAACGCTTCGACATATCATGGTATGTTTGCTCATGTCCATGGAACTGGTGCAGGATACTTTGCACACGGCGGAGCTTGGGTAAAGCTTGCTAATAATGCAGATCTTGGAACTGGTATTGACTCGGCCAAGACTATTGCTCTTATTGACAGTGCATATGTGCAAGCAAGAGAAGGTACTGATAGTATTGGCGGACTAACTAACGTTAATATGTCTGGTATTTCAAATAACAAAATCCTTAAATGGGATTCTGACACAGCTAAATTCATTGTTGCTTCTGATGTAAGTGGCGGTGGAGGCGGTGGAGGTCTGGCATATACTGACTTTAGCGTATCCGTCGCAGCTGCAGGAACAGCTAACTTATCATATAATGATGGTACAGGTGTAACAACATATACTCCACCAGATCTTTCTGGCTATCTGACAAGTTACACTGAAACAAATGATTTGACCGCTAACGTTACTTGGGCTAATATACCTGACGCAAACGTTCCAGCATCTGCTGTATCTCAACATTCGTCTGCTATAACCATCGGCGCAAGTCAAGTTAGTTCTGGAACTTTAAATAATAACCGTGTAGCTCAAAGTAACGTAACCCAGCACCAAGCTGCATTGTCAATTACTGAATCTCAGATTAGTGATTTTGGTTCGTATGTTGGTCAAGGCCAAACAATTGATATGAACGGCACTGAGTTAGTATTAGATATCGATGGCGATACATCTTTGCATGCAAGTACCGATGATCAGATTGATATTAAAATTGGTGGTACGGATGTAGGATATTTTAATTCTACTGGACTTGTCATTGATAATATTACTACTACAGATCCTGGTACTCCTACTATCCAATCTAGTTCTTCTATTGCAATGAATGTTGGTACTTCTGTTATTGTAGGCCAGAACGGTGGAGCAGGCGGTGGATTCAGACTGGCAAATATTACAACTACTCAACGGAATGCTCTTTCTGCTTCAAACGGAGAAATGATCTACAATACGACAAATAATCAAATAGAAATATACGAACATAGCGCGTGGCATCCAATGACTAAAGGCTCTAATGTCTTTAATGTAACAAGCAGTGGTTCTAGCGATTATGTGTTTAACGATCCAGAAAATCATTGGTTTACTTCATCAACAAATGATCCTGTTCTTTATTTGCGTAGAGGTGAGACATACTACTTTGAAGTCAATGCTTCTGGTCATCCATTTCAAATACGAACAAGTAACGGTGGATCTGCTTATGCTGAGGGCATAACAGGAAATACGCAAGCTGTAGGAACGGTTGTATTTAAAGTGCCGATGGGTGCACCAGCAACATTGTATTACCAATGTACTGCACACTCGGGCATGGGTAACACCATTAACATTGTATAGGTGATATATGTCTGAGAAGTATTACGTTCTAGTCACAAATAATAAAGCCGAGTTTACTGAAATAGAAGCTGAGCTAAAGACATCTGATTCTACTCCGGCTACGATACCAGATAGATCGGTCGAATGCACTGATGCTAAAGAGCATAGCGATACGCGTGGTGAATTTTTATTAACTGAAGACGAGGCCGATAGCCTTTCAGTCGATCCGCGGATAAAAGTAATTAACCTAAGTCCTAATCGTTACCCTGAAACGTTTATGCCCCCGCCAGACGAATTAAAGAATCAAATATGGTGCAGTAAAAAAGACAGATACGATCAGCCTTACAATAACTGGCAGTCGTGGACAACTGCATTTGGTACTATTGAAAGTAGTTTTTCAAGCGTCGAACCCACAATAAATAGAAGTACTGCGTTATATAGAATGCAGACAAAACAAAACCCGTGGAAAACCGCAACTACAGCCGCGGCTTCACCTATTAATGCCAAAGTAGAACAGTATGGTGCTGGTGAAAATGTTGACATCATTTGCGCTGATAACGGAACATGGATTGCTCATAGTGAATTCATTAATAAAGGCGTTGACAACGCTGTCAATCCAATTGATTACAAATCAGGCAATGTTCTTAACAGAGCTGGATATTGTGACGTTCTCGATGTAGTTCTTGACGGACCATACTATATTGACCCTGATTGGTTTAACGCTGATCCTGATAATAGATTAGAAACAAGATGGGATGGGACAGTTGTTCCTACAACCTCCGCTGCTCAAAACTGGTGGCGAATTACATCTCAACGTAGTAGCCAGTTTGCATTTTTCGGAAGTATATTAGTAAGTACTAATTATAGTAGAGACAACGTACATGGTAGCCCAGATCAAACAGCTTTCGATGCTGATCATGGTACCCAATGCGCTAGTTTAATATATGGCCGCACACACGGGTGGGCATATAACGCAAACAAGTGGCACTTGAATTTGTATGGTTCGGTATATAATGTAGGAAGCTTTGAAATAGGATTTGATGTACAAAAGATATTTCATCAGAATAAACCAGTAAATCCAATATTTGGAACAAAAGATCCTACAATTAGTAGTAATAGTTGGGGATTTAGGGCATCAGATAAAAGCGGATCTCATTATTATCATAGAGAGTCTTCAGCATCATATGGAGGATCTGGCTCAGAGCCACAATTTATTAGTGTGCTTGGAAGTCAAGGAGACAGCGGTCGTTGGAAAAGCGAATTCTACGATAATAGCATGACAACAGCTGGAGACGAACTTACTGCAGCTGGAGTTATTTTTATTGCAGCCGCAGGAAATAGTAATCAGGTTCAACACAATCCTGATCATGTCGATTACGATAATAGGATATCTGCTAACAATACAAACACCATGTATCAAGACACATTTACGTCATTTGGATATAGTGTAACAGGTACAACTAACCGCCGTGGATTTCCTCAACATATCGGAAAAACTGAAGGACAAACCTCATTCGGCAATAGCACTGTTAAATTTCCTGCAATTAATATTGGTTGCTTAGATGATTTTCTAGTTAATAGCTATGAGCAAGATCGAAAGGTTGCCTATAGCGATATGGGAAGTGCCATAGATTTATTTGCTCCAGGTGATGGTACATTAGCAGCTTGTCCAGATGCTTCTTACGGAACTGACACTTCAAGAAGCGATGGGGTATATGCTGATTTAACGGCTATAGCTGAATGTCGAGATGTAAGATTTAGTGGTACAAGCGCGGCATGCCCTGTTGCTGCAGGATTTCTTGCAACAGTACTGCAATATAACAGGGCATGGACATATGAGAATCTTCGTAACTGGATTCAGAGTAATGTGGATGAGCAGTCAACGTCTGACATGTATGAAGGTATAGATGATACCAGTCCTACTTCAGGATGGACTGATTATAACAAACTCCAAGGAGCTGATCGAAGAATACTATATCAGGCAACCATTCCTGTAAGTACGCCTTATCCTGCTGATTTTAAAATCGATGGAAGTATTGGCTTATCTGGAGCTGTTAGGCTCAGTAAAGTAGTATAAATAGATTAAACGTTTAGAGGTATAGAATGACTCGTCAAAACCTAGCAACCGGCACATATGCTAATGATGGAAGTGGTGATACGCTTCGTCAGGCTGGTCAGAAAATTAATGAAAACTTTATAGAACTTTACCAAAAACTTGGTGGAGATAGTAATGTATTGACTGGCGAAATTTCTGTTACAGGGAACGGTCTAGCATTTGAAGGAGTGACAGCTGACGGTTATGAAACTCGTCTTAAAGCAATAGATCCTACACTAGATCATACTATTAATTTACCAAATGCTTCTGGCAATATCGTATTAGATACCAATACCCAAACATTAACAAATAAAACATTAACATCTCCTGTATTAAGTTTAGTCAAAATACAAGATCTTGATGCTTCTCATACATATGATATTATTGCGGGTTCATTGTCTGCGAATCAAAATCTTAATTTACCTAGCTTGATTGATAGTGATACTTTTGTTTTTGCAGATGCGAGTCAAACTTTAACAAATAAAACATTAACTTCTCCAGCTTTAAATACTCCAGCTATAATAGCGTCCCTTAATGATGTTAACGGTGCTGAGATATTTGGTATATCTCCAGTAGTAAATGCAGTTAATCATGTCGATGTGCATAACGCAGCGGCGGGTGGGCATCCTCAACTAGCGGCCCACGGAGATGACACTAATATTAATATTGTTATTGAAGGTAAGGGTACGGGTTCTGTTAATCTGAAAAAGGCTTCATATACTTCTTCAGAAATAACATCTGCAGGAAATGCTTCTACATTACACACATTTATTATATGCAACTCTGGTACTGCTCTTGCTGTAGGTATGGCAAACGGAACTATAGTTGGAGAGAAAAAAATATTTACGAACAAAGGCGCAGGTACTGCCACAATTACTCCTACTACTTTTGGTCCTGGAACAAGCATCGCTCTTGCTCAACATCAAGGGTGCCAAATGATATGGGATGGAACCAATTGGCAGTTGATTGGTAATTACGGCGGAACAGTGAGCTAAGGAATCTAAAATGGTTGCAATTATTACAGATAAATTTAAACGGCAAGTTCTAGCCGACATCTATACAAACGTTACAGATTCTGCTGCTACGTATTACGTAGGTATTGGCAGATCAAATGATTGGAATGCAACTGACGCAGCTCCTACGCCTTTAAACACAGCAAAAGAAGAAAGAGATTTTCGTCTTAATCTTCAATCTATGAAAAAGGGCGAAGACGTCTCATATGTCGTTCCTCGCTATAACTGGTCTTCTGGTACAATTTATAGTGGATATGATGATCATGTTCAAGGTTATCCATCAAACGCATATTATGTTATGACCGATGAACTTGCTGTTTATATTTGCCTGCAACAAGGTAGGGACCTTCAAGGTAATGCGGTTACGTCAACTACTAAACCTACCGGAACGCTTTTAACTCCTTTTACTACATCGGATGGTTATGTATGGAAATATTTGTATGGTCAAACCGCGTTGAGATCTACTAAGTATACTTCGGCCAATTATATTCCAATTCAATTTATTGATTCTGCTGATGTAACTTATCCAGCGCTTGAGCAGGAACAATACGCTATTCAAAATGCTGCAATACCTGGAGAAGTCATCGGAGTTAAATTAAACAACGGTGGGACAGGTTATACATCTGCTCCAACTATTACATTTACTGGAAACGGTACAAAGGCGCCAAAAGCTACTGCAACTGTTTATAACGGTTCGGTTGTTAAAATAGAAATGGATGATTCTGGGTCAGGTAAGGCTTTTGGTAAAAATTACGATTATGCCTCAGTAATATTCTCTGGAGGTGGCGGTTCAGGCGCGCACGGTAGAGCAGTGATTTCTCCTCCAAAAGGTGTTGGAGGAGATCCAAGAGACGATCTTAGATCATCAGCTTTAATGTTCAATACTAAGCTTATTGGCGATGAAACAAATGCATTGATTACCAGTAATGATTATAGACAAATCGGTCTTATAAAAAATCCTAAAGTTGGTCCACTATTAACTGACTCTGATTTTGAGGGTACCGCTGGTAATGTCTTGAACAAACTTAAGTTTGGTTCTATAGCTCAGGTATTTA